GTTGGAAACAGTAATGACGAAGATCGTGTTACCATAAAGCTCTTCAATCGGAAAATGCCGGTCGAAGTAATCCTACCGCGCGGCTAAATATTGACGCTATAAGCAACAACGATTATCGCACGGCCGTGTCCTTCCGTGGGTGTAAAACTTTAGATTGGGAGAGCGAGAAAATCACAAAACTCGCTACCCACGTAGCCTGGCAAGCAAACGCGGGTCACTCCACGACATGCATTTGGGAGAGAACTCAACCACTTCACTTACTGCTAGTGCCTCCACGAGGTGGTCAGGCAACTGCAAGCGGGAGTTCTCTAAAACTTACCAAGAATCCGTCCTGGGCCAGCGAAAGTGCTAATACCTTGAGCAATTTCAGATCGGTGGTTATAGAGAAACTTACCGACGCTAGAGAGCATGGAGCCCTTAGCTTCCTCTTTGTTTCGGTGCTTCTCGAGAGCGGCATGATTCGATGAAGGCGTGATCGCAAGATTGGCCAACATTGTGCCCTGTCGATAATGCGCCAAGAACTGAGACTGAACAATACACTCATAGGTGTTAGCAGTCGCACCAGCCCCGAAAGGTTCGAAAATGATGACGATGGGCGAGAAGGTGGGGTTAGCTACAAAACACGTGAAAGAGTCAACGGGTTTCTCGATGTCAAAGGTCAGCCGTGTATTGCTGTTGTGGTCAGCATATGGCAACGCTTTGTTCGCATACTCGTTAACAAACCACGGTAGAACCGCAGCCGACGGCGAGACGCCATTGTCTGCGAAGAGCAAGGATCGAGATTGATCTGCCACAATACAATTCGTCTGAAGCGCCGAGACAAATTCCTTCCCAGTGTAAGAACATGTGCGTCGATGATCACGGACGCCTTCAAGAAGATTCATGAAATCTGCATTCGAGGTGTAGTCGCGATCGAGGAACATACCAGTCGTAGCGCGCAAGACCCTGACGACGCCGCCAAGACTGTACGCATTGGTGTAGTTCCGAATGCGAACACTACATCGAGTGGGGATAGACTCAGAAGGGCTGTCGGATTGAAGTTGACTCGAGTCAAAGGCGACAGAGTCCACAGCGTCATCGTCACGACCGCTGGAACAACGATACAGCATGGCCTGGGTCTTACTAGAGCTGGGTCCAATCACAAGCATTTGTGCTCCGAATTGATAATCCGTCTTAATGGACTCTCCATTTGACATCAAGCATGTTGTCTTGGAAACAATAGGAGTAGCGGGACCAATAGACAGATGAGTCATTGCGGAGCCAGCAAATGTGGTGAACGCGTCGTAGTAACCATGGCCTTGCGGTGCCATCATGTCAGACGTAGCAGGGTTTATGGCCCAGGCTTGTCGCTGTGAGCGTGTGGGTGCTCCACCGCGCGGGACTTGCGAGTGAGAAATTCTCGAAGGCATTTGAGCCGGAGCGCGCGCTCGCGAGCGCTGCGGGCGGGAGTTACCACCGCCATTGCCGCCGCCACGACGAGCGCCACTGCGTTGGGCTGTAAATGCAGCCCGCAACTTCTGTGCGCTAGCCTTGCTATGGCTCGAAGCCACTTGAATCGCATGCTGCTGCTTCTTGGTGAATCCGCCCCCACCTGGGAGATAGAAGGACATGAATCTGAAGAAATTGTAAAAGCGGAAATTGCCAGAAAGAAAGCCTTCAAGTAAAGACTTTCAGCCGCGGAGGACTAACTGCGGCTGTGAAAAGATAGTATACAAACAGAAGATAACTTGTGCACACAGGCACGCGACGAGAAAGCTAGTAACGCACTCAGACAACGTAATCGCCAGAGTCAACATGCCAGGAGGCATGCCAAAGTTCCGGTGTGATGTACTGCCAAAGTTGCTCGTAGAAAGGAAGTTCCGGTGCGTGACGCAATGCGTTGCGGATGCCCGCGATTTGCTGGGGATCACGCTTGGAACGACAAAAGTAGAGGAACTTTGCAATACACTTGGCGTGGCCACGAAGATTTGCATGAACGCGGCCAAACTCGTCAAGGTCGAAACTGTGAGAACAAAACTCGATGTGTCTTATGTCCACAGGTTCACCGGTAAACTTTGGATCTGGTCTGAGACCCCATGCGAGCAGTTGGTCCATAAACTCGGACCAAGGCTCGACGTGCTTCTCCTCCACAGAATCATCGCCCATCGCGATGATAAAGAAGTTGCGGAGGTAGGGCAGCGGATCCTCTCCGCGTTTCTCGGCGGCAAGAGCCACCGAGAGCAGAGTGATCAACGCACGATCCCGGGAATTGCTGGATGACGTGTTAAGCCATCCAGACTTCATAATTCCACGCACGCATTGCTCATAGTAGGTACCGTCGTCGAGGACAAATACGGAATACCCAATTGTCAGAGCGCGTTTGCGAAACGTCCCGAGATCACGCCCGCCACATCGATTAGATCTCACATCTGCGTCCGCGTCCAGCATGTCCTGTTTCAGACCCCAGTCCCACCCCGAGAAGTCGAGGAGGAGGAAGTCTTTCCCAGCCTGGGGGAAAAGGACTTTGTAGAAGAAGGTATCTGCAGACACGTCGTCTGAGAAACCAACCCCTGGCATGGAC